TCCAGTCTTGAAAGAGGCATCTTATTGGGCTATGTACAAATTTTCTTCTGTTTTATTTATCAACTTGTGATTGTGTTGGGTGGGCCTGAAAACTTAGGATCATCATATCGTGGATTTATAGCGTCAGGTTTATAATTTGGATCAGGATAATCAAAACAATCATTACCTTCATATTCAGTTATGAGTGGATTAACATCTTTTCTTTCAGCATATACGTGGTAAAAACAATCAATTAGTATTTCACCAGTTAAAAAATCTTGATTTGAACCAAGTTCAATCACTACATACGCACTGTTAAAACTCTCGATCACAAGATTTTGATTCTTGCCAATTGGTTGTAATTGAACTGTGATACTATCCTCATGAACAAGATCTCTCCAATAATCTGGCAATTCAATAATATTTTTACCTTTAAGTCTGCCACGATAATAAACTCCAACTTCAGGGCCTTCAATACACGCATAACGAAGTCGATGACCATCACCCTTTGTTGGGTGCGGAATATCAAATGGTTTTGGTCTACTATCTGCAACTCCAAATCTAGCTGCTAAACTTCTAGGAGAAATGGCATCACATATTAGATCATTAGTGAAATGAACCTCACCACCTGTTACTTCTAAAGAAAAAGAAGTTTTTCCATCACCATCTATCTTTACATCACCATCAGACTTGATTGCAAGATTTGCTTCCGCTTTTGCTTGTCGGTCAATTGGACTTTGTTCTGCAGCATTTGATGATACATTTAAAAAAGCCTCATATGATGGTGATGCTGTTGGTTTTCCAATATAGACAGGGCCATTTAGGACAGCAGTTCCAGTGGGTGATATGTCAGGTTCAACATAAGAGACATCATTTGTTCCTACAATTAGTTTATCTACCTGTTCCCTAGAAATATTCATTAACCACCCCCACCGAAGCCAGGAAATACATTACCAAATGCTTCGCCAGCTTGATTTGCGATTCCTTCCAACGCATCTCCCACCTGATCAAGACTATCAGTATCTATTTCACTGAATTTTTTCTCTAATTTTTTCTCAATCGCTTTAGTTGCTTCACCTATTTTTGGTTTAATAATACTTGTCGCTTCCTGTAAAGTTTTTGCCATCACACCAAAATCCTCATCAGCTTGACTCGCAATCATAGTAAAAGCAGATTTCATCTCTGTAAAACCCTCGCTAATCATACTTAAATCTTTCGTTGCTTTTGATGATATCTTTTCTCCTTGAAGTCTAATGTCAGGAGCATTTACATCTATGATTCTATTTCCATTTATATTAATTACTCCATCTTGACCACCACCCACAGCTTCAATATTAATATTTCTTCCTCTTATTGTGATATCTCCATTCTCACACTCAATAATGGTATCACCTCTTTTGCATTTTATAATCTTTGCTGGAAGTTGAACAACATCACCAGCGTTTCTCACTTTTAGACCCTCACCAAGAACTTCAGTTGATGATCCTGGCGTATATAAAACTGCTTTACCAGTTCCAGGCCCACCTCCTTCAGATTTACCCTGTCCTGTATCAGCATAAAATCCAAAGGTTTGTGCTTCCTGTGTCTGAACCTCGAAATTTGTCATTCCGTGTATAGTGTCCTGACCGCTCTGGAATTGGAATCTTTTATATTTTTTTATTTCTGGTTGTTTATTATCTTTTGGTTTTGGCATTTTATTTTGTAATACAATCAATTACAGTTATAACAGCACTTTGAGGTAAATTCCTATCGAAAGGAATGTTAGTATCAGTTAGTTGTGTTGCATCATCAACTTTAGTAAATTTAAGAACTGGGGTCAATTTAGCAAGAGCTCCAGTATCACTATTTATTGTTAAATCTGGAAGTGAAGTAAATCCAAATCCTCCATTTATAACATTTGCTCCCTCAATTCTACCATCAGAAATGATTAATTCAACCTCAGCTTGGCCAGGAATTTGAACTCCATTATTGCTGATACCATCACCAGAAACAAAACCACCAGTTCCAGCGCCAACACCAGCACCAGTGACAGTTCTAGCGCCAACACCAGCACCAACACCAGTTCCAGCGCCAACACCAGCACCAGTTCCAACGACATCAGTTACAACATCACCAGTTACATCACCAGCACCTATTACATCACCATCAATTGATGTGTCAACTGTAGGACTTAAAGAATCACCAACAGATCCACCAGTCACCGAAACAGTATCATTATCATCATATCCAAATCCTGTGCTTTCGACAACAACACTATCCAATGTAGTTACATAAGAAACTGAACCGTCATAGTTTGCGTTTGGATCTGGAATTATTTCTTTAACATTCCCATCAAAGTCTGTTTCCGTTGTGTTTGGCAAATATTTTTGGCCAGGGCTTGTAATTACAACACCTGTCACACCAAGAGATTCATTTCCGTTTGGATCCGTAACTTGTCCCATGATCGGATAACCACCAGCGCCAAATCCATTATCGCACCCATCAACAAATGAAAGTAAAGGTGGTTCTCTAAATCCAAACCCACTATTACCAATCGCAACACCAATTACCTGTCCTAAAACATTTACAATTGCACTACCAGTTACACCTTGACCACCACCCCCAATAAAGTCAACTCTAGGTGGCCCACATTTAAGAACATTTGTATCACAATCTGGTTTAGTTGGTAATGCTGGAATTGCATCTTCAATATTGCTCAAAGTAGAATCTAATAAAGAACTTATTCCCATCTTACTAATGATATCATCAAACTTATCCTCAATTGATAAACCAACTCCACTTTTTGATGAATATGTAGAATTATCTGGACAGTTTTGTGCATCACATTCAAGAGCATTTGTGATTATGTTTGCGAACTTAATTCCTTTTGAAAAAGTTTTACTTGGTAAAGCGATTCCGCCACCTTGAATATTGTTCAATTGATCAAATAAACCACCCAATTGTGTATCTAAAATATTATTAATCTGTCCGAACATATCACCCAAGAAGTTTTCAATACCACATGTAGGAATATCTAATACTTGACCGATCATATTTTCCAAACTTTTGGAAAGATAATCTAATAATTCATCCTGTATTTTTTCAAAATTACAGAACATCACATCGGTTAAATCTTTAGTTGCTTTTCCAGCGGGCGCTCTTAAAGGCAACGGAGTTTTATCTTTTAAAGTTTTCGATAATTTATCTAATGTATCATTTACAACCCAAGAACGGCCACGACGAACTATTCTTGTCATAGAATTTTGGAGTTTATTTGCTGTTAATTTTACCTCCGATTGCATATCAACAATGCCACCGTAAATTGGATTTACAAATACGTCAGATGAATTTAATTTTTGAAGGGTTTTTAGTCTTTGGGTAAAATCCTTCATTGTATTTGTTATCTTTGATAACTCATTATCTTGACATGCAGTGGCATTATCAACTCTAATATTTGTAGCCTCATTAAATTGATCTTGTGAAGTGGTTTTTTTCTTTCCAGCACCAGCAGCTGTAACAACTCCACCAGACCACTCAGTTTTTCCATTCTCTCCAGAATTGTAAGTTACATGTTTACCAGCAGATGCTCTTACTGCTGGTGGTGTGTAAGGTTTAAAACAAGTTTGTTTCTTTGCATTAAACTCTGCGTTTGTCAGTTTATCCTTGATGAAAGTTTGTTTAAATAATGTTCCAAAGATAACTGGCTGTTGACCATCATCACCATCAAAGAAAAATCCAACCACAACTTCTCCACCTTGATACTGCATTGATTGTCCCTGTCCGCCAGTTGTTGAGGTATTTGGTGGTAATAAAACATGAGCTAAAGGTAGATCCTCATCTTTTAGATCATCCTCACATCCATGATATCCAACAATGCGAACACGACACCGATGTGAATAAATTTCTTTATCATCTTCAGCTTCTTTCTTTTCTAAGGAATCTCCCCACTTTCCTTTCTCTGGATCAGTCACTTGACCGATCCACCACCGCATTGGATCTTTTCCTATAAAATTTTGATACATCTATTAGTCGTCGTAAATTAAACACTCAGGTTCATCTGGATGGTTGTCACAGAATAATTCTAAGGCGTTTGGATCATGATGATCGCCTGCTGCGATCTCCTCTTTATGATGTTCTGCATATTCCTCTAATTCATGCAACTCCTCTTTAGCATGTCTTCTTGCTGCTGGGTTTGCTTGTGGATCATCGATAATTTTCTTATCGTGTTCCATATGGTCTTCGATTGATTTCATAAGATTAGCTATTTTTTACTATTTAAGCGGTGAA